TTCACCAAGAGCCAATAGAACAGCAGATTTGAATACTTGAACACCTTTATCGTTTAAAGCTTGAGGTTCAGCATAGAACTTAATTAAATGACGAGCAAAGTTTTTATCTAATTGATAATTGAACATATTGCTATCAATATAACTTCTACCATTACCACCAAAAAACTCTTCAAAATAGATTGGTTCATTATTGCCCCTTCTCATATCCAAGAAAAGAGAGCTTAATTCATATTCACGAACTATATTATCGTTTTTGGCTATTTCTGAATCTCTAAATTGAATATGAACTTGTTTTGGATCAGTTATCTTTAATACTGCTTTTTTTTGTGGTTCAGTTAAAGATTCGAACTGCTTTACTAGATCCCAGTTTATATAGTTTGGATTACTACTTCTAATATCCATAGATTCTGATATTTCAGTAGTAGCCTGAAAACCATCATTTTTTTTCATGTTATAAGATTTTTTAGGACTATATGGTTCAGATTGTGGCATAGAATATTGTTCTTGAGATACACCTACTAAGACTGATTCAGCTGAACGAACTTGCTTAGTATCTATCTTATCTGTGAACTTAATATAAGTTTTAGAATAAGACTTACCTGATTCATCTTTTAACTCAACAGTAGTAGGCTTAACAAGACCAAGAGTAGCCATTTTAGTTACAAACATTAACCCAATATCAGCAGCAAGGTTATCTCTTTGTTTAGAAGACATCTCAGAGCCAATATTGAACTGTTTTAGCATAGCAGAACCAATTTTATATACTAACTCATTACGACTTGCACCTGCTTCAAGTATCTCTTTAAACTTATCAGCATTTTGATCCCCGTATAGTTTTGACATTGTATTTTTATCAATAGAACGAGATGTTATTACATCTGTGTTCATTGAAGATAAACCAATAGCAAACAAGGATTGAGAAAATCTTTTATCAAATATTAATCCGCTACCAATACGAGCATAAGCAAGTTCATCAGCTGGATGCGACATTTCACCAAAAGGCTTACGAACATCATTGTTGTTCAATTCAGCTTCAAACTGCGGGTATAGTTCTTTAACAAAATTAAGACCTGCCGTAAATGACTCAGCTGGGCGATGAAGAAGAGATGATAGATAGTTCACAAACTCATTATTATTAAAGAGATCATACATACCAGTTTGTGTAAACACATTATCTGCTTTGCTATATATCTTTTCATAGTTTTCATTAACAACCACTTCTTTATTTTTAGTGTTGTATTGAGCTACTGTATCATCTTCATTTTCTTCTACAGTTGATTCTTCAACAACTTCTTCAGTGGCAAAAGTTTTAGCATAAACATCTGATATAGCTTGACGACCAACATCTGATATTTGACGAGTTCCAATACCTGCAAAGTTCTTAGTAAGAGTTGGAGTTTCAGTTGGAACAAATTTATCGTTAACATATTCATGCCATTGATTAGTAACTTGATCGAATACATAGGTTGGCTTACCATTATCAATTGCCATTTGAACAGCCCAACCAGTTCCACCCTGAACAGTATTTCCAGATATATTGCCAATAGCATATACAGAATCTGCATTCTTAACTTGTTGCCAATTTCTTCTTAATAAATTGTTCACATAATTATTACTTGTAGGAAATTTTCTATTTAAAGTTTCATTAGCCTTGATAAGATGCTCATCTGCTTCTAAAGCTTGTTCTTCAGTAATCTGAACATTACCAGTTGGAGTTTTCTTACCTGCATAATAAGCATTAGTTTTAACACCATATTGTTCTCCTTTTTGAGCCCATACAGTATCACTACCCAATGCTCCACCACTATGATTTACATAACCAGAAGTAGCTGTAGTAGCAGGCTCTTTATCACCACGAGAAGAAACTTCATATCCATCTTTTGCTTTTCTACTCCAAGAATCTTCAGTAGGTTGCTGTATTGTTTCTTGCTCAGTAGATTCTACCTCTATTTTTTTTGCTGCTTCTTGCTCAACAGCTTCCATCTCAGCAGTAGCAGCTTCTTCTTCCATTGTTTCTTTAGTAACAGCTAATTCAGCAGGAGCTTGCTTTATAGGCTTTTTAACTTCAGGTTGAGGTTTTACCTCAGTAGCAACAGTTTCTTGCTTAGAAGTAGGTTTCTGTGGCTCTGACTTAGCTTCTACAACAGTTTTAGATTCTTTATCAGCAATTATCTTATTAATAGCTTTTATTTCAGAATTAAGAACAGTATTCAAAATCTTTTGTTTTGATGACATAGCAGTTTGAGCTTTCAAAGCATCAATGATTTTCTTTCTTCTTTCAATAGCTGAATTAAGTGCATCTGTATCTAAGTGTATGTATTTGTTTTTTATATCACTTTTTATTTTATCTTGAAAATATTTAGCAGCATCAGCTTCAAGCTTATTCTTTTGATCTATAAAATTATTGAGTTCTTTGGAAACTTCTTTTCTATCATCAGCAGTGAGTTCACGACCAGGAGTGCCATCTGCTTTATCAGGGAATCTACCTTGCTGTAGTATTTGAGAAGCTCTCTTCATCTTTCCAGATAATCTTGAAGATTCTTTATCAAATCTAGATTGATATTCTTCAGCTTTTAAAACAGTTTCATTAAGTTCAGGGTCTTCTTTTGTTCCTTCTTCAATAGCAGTATTAACATCAGTTGCTTCTGCCTCTATCTTAGCATCATTTTCAAGAACAGTATCTATTGAACGAGATCCATCATCAAGAGTTTTAACAGCTGATGCCAGATCTTGAGCTTTAATTACAGCAGTAGCAACATTCTCAGCAGTTGATTGAACAGTACCAACAGTACCACCACCTGCGAATCCGAGTACAGCTTCATTTCTTGCTTGTAATAAATTCTCTTTAGTAGGTAGTGAACCAGGTTTAGTTGTTTCAGCTAATGATTGAACACCCTCAGCAACTCCCTCAACTCCAGCGGAACCAAGAACTTTAGCAGCAGTTCCAGCTACCCCAGAACCTTTTATGAGTTTATTTGCTAAAAGACTACCTTCAACTTTATTCAGTACCGTATATGCAACAGCGTTAGGAGCTCTTTTAATCATATCAACAGCATCTACATCATCGCCAACTTGTTCACGAGCAATATCACCAGCTTTGATAGTAGAATATCCAACAAGACCACCAGTTCCACCAGACAATGCTATTTCAGGAATACCTTGGACAAGACCTTTCAAACCAGTTTGAATTATCTCTCCAACATCTCTTTGTTTGATAAGATGAGCTGCGAGGTTTACACCATAAGGGTTCGTTTCTTCAGTATTGAATAAACCACTCTTCTCTGAGAGTTGATCCATTTCATTTGCTTTAGCTTTATATTTATCTGCGTGTTTGAATGATGCTTTTGCAAAATCTTTAAATCCAAGAGTGTTTGCAATAGCACCTTGAGTATTATAAGTAGCAGATAGAACATTTCCTACACCAGCAAAAAAAGCATTACTGAAATCAAGAGGTGATGAACCAAAACCAGATTCTGCTACATTTTCAAGAAATTCAGGATTTACATATCTGCTTTTAGAGATAAGCCTATCAAGTCTTTCTTTGATTTTTGGATCTTCAGTTTCAAGATATTTATTATACAAAGAAACAAATAGCTTTCTTTCTGCTTCTCTGTTCTTCTTAAAATCTTCTATGCTCTCATTTTTATCTTTATACTTAACAGCATCTGCATCATTAAGGAGCATAGCATCAACAGATGCTTCAGCAGGTTTATCTTTGTATTGAGAAATAATATAACCAAGCTCACGAACAGCTCCACTATCTTTTCTCATATCGGTTTTACCCTCAAGATACATACCAACTTTTTCATCTTGAACAAGGATCAAATCATTCAATAGCTTATCACGAACTTTTTCAGTAGCAGTTGTTCCAATATCTCCAGGTTTAGTTGACTTGTTCTTATTCGGATCCTCAAGAGCATCTATAAGAGATGAACGAACATTATGAGTTAACCCAAGTGGTTTACCAGAAAACGTATCTGCATCTATTACAAGTTCTTTTGTAAAGTTTTGAAGATCAGTATAAGCTAAGTATTGTTCTTCGCTTGAAGCGTTTGGATTATTTATAATTGATAGATTGTTTTTTACTCGTGGTAATGCTTTTATATCAATGAAAGTTGTAGGAACTACTTGCGATTGAGATTGTTCAAAAGACTCCAAGCCAGAAGATGGCTGGAAACCAGGAGTAACTCTATTTACTTCAGCATTAATATCTGCCATAGGTTATCCTTTTTTATTTATTTTGCTTGATATGCTTGTCTAATTATATCAGGATCTTTTAGCACTTCAGATAAAGCACCTGGGAGATCATCATAGTCTATCTTGCCTGCATCGACATCTTTTACAAGTTGTTTAAGCTCAGGAACTTTTGACAATAGTTTTTTATCTTGTCTTATTGCAGTAAGAATATTTTGAGATAGATCTTCATCATCTGCCCATCCTCTGAATCCAGAATCAAGAAATGATTGATTTCCCCACCAACTTGTTTTATCATCAAGACCTTCTAACTGTTTAGCAAGAGCAGGATTTCTTGAGCCTATAATAGAAATAGATTGATTAACTTTGTACTCATCACTATTTGTATCTGCATTTGATTTAGACATGATATTGTACTCTGCTTGTTGATATTTATCCATATCTGCTTTATGTTTTTTAAATGTATTTTTAAACTCAGAAGTAAGTACACTTTGATCTTCTTTTGAGAAATACTTATTGTTTAAATATTTTTGTGATTTATCAAGGAACTCTTGCTCTGTCATAGATGGATTAGCATCAAGTAAATCTGTTGCAAACTTTTGAGCATCAGTTTTATTCACTGAATAAAAACCTCTTAGTTCTTTAAGTCTTTTCACCTCATTATTTAACATAGTAGCATTTTGACCAGTTCCTTTCAGCTGACCTATCCCTTGCTCAAGTATAGTTATTCTTGAATCGATATTCTTCCTTGCCACATCTTTTGGAACACTATTGAGATATTTTTTATCAAGAACAACACTACCAGCAGGTTGTTGCTTGCCAGTACCACCAAGAGATTGAGGAACACCAATAAGTTGTTGCTGATATTTTAAAGCATCTTTTTTCATTTGAAGTTCATCTGCTTTTTGTTTTTTAGCCCAATCAAGTTGTTCTTTTTTAAGACCAAGATTTTCTTTTTGAAGACCTAATTGTTCTTCTTGTAAACTTTTATTGATTCCAAATTGTCTTTGATTTTCAACAAAACGAAGTGTATTCATTTTGGCTTGTCTTTCTTTGAAAGCTGCGTTGAGTTGAGAGTTAAGAATATTTTGCATTGTAGTCGCAGTTTGATTTATTTGGTTGTTTAATCTAGCTTCTCTATTCTCTAACACTTGATCTATTTTTAAAGCAAGACTAGCACCACGATTAAATGATTGTGCTGCAAGACCAGCTGAACGTGCAGCTTGTGATAACCCAGTAGAAGCTCTACTACCACCTGCATTGATTATATCCATTACTGGATTAGCAATTGATGCCATAATAACTCCTTATGCCATATATGAAGTGTTGAGGTTATCTCTCACTTTTTTAACTCTAGCAAGTTCTGATTTGGTTTCTGCCCATTGATCTTTTGCTATATCTAATTGCTCATCCATAATATCAAGTTGTTTAAATCCACTATAAATAGATGCAAGAGAACCAAGACCAGAAGTTAGACCTGCGAATCCTTGTGCATAAGGCAATGCTTTCCCCATCCATGAATTTTTAGCATCGATACCTTGTTGAATGTTTTGCCCCATGAGATCGTATAATTTACTTTGAGAAGTTGCTAACTCAGGAGATACGACACTTCCACCTGCTAAGGGATTGATGTTTAATTGCTTCATTGCATATTGACCTAAAGCATTAGGCTCCATGTCAATTATTTGACCACTATTATCTACTGAATAAGATGGTGCTGTTTCTCCAGTCAATAAATTAAAACCACCCTGGTAACTGCCTGGTACATTGCTAAGATTTGAGAAGTTGAATATCGGGTCCATTGTTTCTTTCCTTTTTTTGATATGGTCAATATAACACTCCGAAGAGTGCTATATGACTATACCGCCTTTAAGATATATTTTTCTTTCCATTTGATAGTTTTTCCACCTATCTCAGGATGTTGAGCTTGAGCTTGAACTATCTGAGATGCTTTTTTTTGATCCACTTGGTATTTCTCCATAGCTTCATAAACTGTTATTCTGCTATCTAATTGAATTGGAACTTTTTGATTTTCAAGAGTTGCAACATCATTAGCAGATAAAGTAACTGGTGTTTCAAAAGGCAATTTTCTCATATTACAAACTGCAAACTTTTCCTCATAGGTTTTATCATCTCTTGGAATGATAATATATTTTCCAGCTTTAGTATCTGTTTTCGCTTTTCTAACATTAGCCATTTTTTTCTTCCTTGTTTTTATTTATCGTTTAACTATTGAACAACGTAGTTGTAAACAGTAGCAGTAGCTTGATCGTTGTTATCGTGGAAACCAACACCAACTGCACCAGCTACACCAGTAGGATCGATTGTAACAGTAGCACCAGGAGCTACTTCAACAATAGTATCTGCATCTAAGTGTTGAACTGGATAAGAACCTTGTGTAACATTAACGATAACACCTGCTAAGAATGTAGTAGGAGTTGAGTTAGTTACATCATGTGTTTCAGCTACATTATCTGTAACTCTAAAAATTGCGGGATGTCTTCCCTGAATAGTAAATGCTGCCATTTTTAATTCCTTATTTTAATTAAAGAACAAGCTTGAGCTTGTTCTATTGTTGATAAACCTATTAAAAGTTTACGTTAGCTTTGATTACACCTAATCTCTCAGGATAAATAACTTTAGCTCCAAGCCATGCTTTCCATCCAGCAGTACCAGATCTCTTAAGTGGATCAGAAGTACCACCAGAACCTAAAGACTGAAGAACGAACTCAGTTGAACCTTTACCACGAACTGGGATATGAGATGTATGGTCCTTACCAACTACGATACATTCACATACATATTGACCAGATGCAACTTCAGTTAGAGGAGCATTATGGTTTTCAATAACACGAAGCTTACCGATAATACCAACTTCATCCATCATACCACCATTTGGAGCATATTGCTCAACTGGAGTAAAATCAGGGTTATTTAGTAATTGCTCTGCTACGATTGAGTGAACATACATTGTGTATTTAGCACGAACTGGAGTTGTACCGAATAAAGGACTAGCACTCATTAGTTCATTCATTGGTTTAGCACCAGAAAGTTTAAGAGCAGTTTCCATTCTACGAGCAGCGTTTGTGAACGCAGCATCAACAACATTGTCATTACCAGAACCATCACCAGAAATATCAGTTAAATGACCTGCACCATTTGTGTATAAATCACGATAAAAACCATCTACGATAAGACCAGCCATTTCACCCATTTGTTTAGAAGTCTCAGCAGCTGTCCAACGGTTGTGGAACATCTCCATTTCTTCAGTAAATGGCATCCAGTCACCAATAGCGAATACTGTACTTTCTAACTTGATAAGTTTCATTTGAGATTTAGATTGTCCAGATGAACCTTCCTCAAGTACGAAGTTTTGATATTCGTTAGCAGGTGTATATTGTAAAGTTTCCTCATCAATATTTCCTGGAACATCAATAGTATTACCAGTAAAATTTTGGTTTAAGTTGTTAGCAAGATATAAATCTGCCATACGAACCCATTTATCAAAACGAATTTGTTTTGAATTACGAAGAGGTAAGCCTCTCGTCATTGTTGCAAGACGGTCAAAGATTGAGTTCTCTGAAATGTTTGTTAAAAGCGTCTTGTCGAGATACGCTTGCATCTCTGCACCGAGACCGTTCCCTAGTTGATTTCCATATTTCATCATGTTTCCTTTTATTTATTTATCCGAATAATTTAGCTTCAAGCTCTTTGAAATATTCGGGATCGTTCCACACCCTATCTGCTGCATCATTATCAGAAATATGTCTCTGACTATCAACAGTTTTAGGAAGTGTAGTATCTACTGGAGGCTCAGTAATAGCAGGTGGTTGTTCACCACTTTGCATTTTCTGAGTAGCCAAACCATAAGCCTGAATCCAAGTAATAGCAGGATTGAGAACTTTCTCTTTCATTGCTAAAGGATATACCGTTTCAAATTCACCGCTTTCAACTGCTTTTACAAAAACTGGAAATACTTTTGCATCATAGACTTCAGCTTTGAAACTTTCATCTAATGATGTATATACTTCATTAACTTTTGCACCTGCAACTGGATTAGCAGCGGTAAACTCATTAAAGAACTCAGCAACTGGATCATCTTCCTTTACACTTGGAGTGTAAGTGGGCTTCTGTTCTGGAGCTGGTTCTTCGTTGTCTGATCCCCATAGACTACTTTCTTCTGAAGAAGATCGAGAATCTTCAATCCCATATTCAGATTTCAAGTAATCAATAGCTTCTTTTTTTCCACTATTAAGATCAGCAACTGCCTGCAAAACTTCAAGAGGAATACCATCAATAATTTTCAGCAGCTTTTTTTTAGGCTTAATATTTGACATTTCTGTTTCAAGTAAAAAACCTTTTTGAGCTAAATTAATCAGCTCATCTGCACTATCAATAGGAATTTCTTTCCCTTTGAATTTCAACATAGGCTTATCGACCATAAAAGCACCGATACTATTGTTGGTATCATTTGTTGATACATCATCAAGCGGTTTTAACCCACCATCAGATTCATCATTTTCTACAACTTGTTCGTCAACGGAAGTTGTGAAAACATCATCTAAAGTAGCATCATCATTTACATCGATTTTATCCCAAGCATCATTATAAGCATTATTATCTACTAGAGTATTGGTATCAGATGATACTTGCTCTTCGCCTAAAACAACACTATTATCAACTTGCTCAGTTTCATTGACTTGCGGATTACTATCCCCAGTGGTCAAATTTTTTTCATCCATAAATCTTCCTTCATTTTATTGGTTTAAAGAAATTATAGCATATTTTTACTTCCCGACATTTTCCGCATAGGTAATAATATCAAACAAATACTTGTGTAAAATTTGCCGAGCCTTTATTTCATCTATCGTATAATTACTGTCTAAAGAATGGTTTATTCCAAACTCAAGAACACCACCTTTAATAAAGTCCTCAATGATAATTTCATTGAAGTCTTCATTTTCAAGCAGTTTAGACATCTTCTTAGCCTTTATTTGTGGATTGTCCATTCGAATCTCCTCTCAATTTTTCAGCAACTTCAGCTCTGTTCTTTTCAATATCAGACATTGTTTTACCAACATCTGCATATTTCTTAGCGATTTCAGAATCAAGAGCTGCGGCTCCAGCTTTCGTTTTAGCTCTTTCATTTTCAGCTCTAGCAGCAGCTGATTCAGCAAGTGCCATATCTTTAGCTCCCTCAGCTTTTTTCTTATCAAGTTCAGCTTGTGCCATTTCTTGTTCAAGTTGTGAAGGCGGTTGAGGTTTAAACTCAAGAACTTCTCTTGCAATATCAGGACGATCCATAGCTTCAGCCATATCTGCAAATAACATTCCCATTACTTTTGGAGGTACAACTTGCATTTCTATCAAGTTTCCAGCTTGTTGCATAAGCATATTGATCTGAGCTATCTTAACATCTTTAAGACCATCTGTTCCAACTTTCATTTTTACATCATATTTTAGATCTTTCATATTAAACATATCATCTACTTCACGAATGATAAGCATCATAACCTCTTCAGCTGCATCTCTTGGAAGTTCTTCAATTTGATATTCAAGCATAAGACGTTTTGTCTCTTTCACCTTTGCTTCTGGAATATATACACCAGTAATATCAAATATCTCATCATCACTAAGATATTCCATAGCCATCTGAGCCCACATTTTAAACATTTGACGAAGACCATTTGTAAGTGATGTTGTCATGTCAAGTAATCTAATCTGAGATTGAGACATCATAGTAGCAAAGTTAGAACTAGATGATTTCATTTCAGTACCTGCTATACCTTGCATGAACTTAGATACACCAGTTAAAGACTCTGCTTGTTGTTCTATCATTCCAAGAGTATTATAAACATCTGATGGAAGTTGGTTAAAAGAACCATCCATAACTGCTGTTGCAATGTTCTCAGGAGTATTTATTTCAACGATACGCTCACCATTCATCATGCGATCAAAATTCGTTGAGTCAAGAGCATTCTTTTTAATGAATTTTTGACCATTGTTAGATTGAGACATATTATCAATGATACCACGAACTATAGAAGTAGAGAACTTTTGTTCATCATCTATCATGTATGCTAAAGCATTACCATATATGTTGAAATCATCTTCAATGAGTGGAATACAAATAAATGGCTTAAACCCACCAGGAAGTTTATTCTTTCTAAGGTTAAGAACAACTCTGTCATCTCCATATCTTGCAACAACACCAACAACTGGTTCAGCAACACCAGTATCATCTATATCGTATTCACCCCAGTATTCTATCAAACGAACTTTCTTACGAGGATCATCTTCAAATTGAGCATTATATGGATTATACTCGTGAGAATCTTCATATCTGTTCACTGGTCTATCATCTTGAGATTCAAGTATTCTTGTAAGTTTTTTAACCGCTTCTTCATCATAAAGAGGATTGTTTGATATTTCAGTTAAATTTGTTGTATATTCATATCCAAAAAATTCACTATCTTCAAATGTATCAGCAGTTGGATCTACATAAGCATCTTCAAGACGAATAGGTTTAGCAATAGGTCTATTCTTGAGAATCTTTTTAGTAGTTATCTTTATCTTACCATTAGATAACTTTTCAATAGTAGCACCTTTATCTATGAACTTTTGTTTAACTTGTTCAGGGAGATCAGAAACTTCTTCACTATGTTCTACTACTTGTTTTTCCCATCCAACACGGATAAAAGCAGTTCCTTCTTTTACCATCAGTCTACTTGTTGCTTTGATGAACTTGTTTGAATTAAAATCTTTTGTCCAAAAATGATTAATAACTTTTGAATAGATAGGTGTTTTAAAAACATCTCTATAAGTTAAAGGACTAAGCTCAACTATTTCATGAGCTCCTAAAAATGGTTTTGCCAAGTTAGAGATTAAAGATTCTCCTTGCTTCTTGATTATCTTCCAAACCATTTGACTTCTACTGGGGTCTTCATTGCCATATGGCTCTCCATCATAGGCATCTATCCACTCAGATACTTTCTCGATTTGCTCATTGTGATTTTGTAATGAATTGCCTATATCGTGATCGACAAGTTCTATAAAATCTTCTTTTGTCATGCTTTTATCCTCATTGTTGGTTTTAACATTCTATCAAAGTTGAACATACTATCATACATTCCATCATAAGAATTATACAATGTATCATACATAGTTGTAAAATAACTACTATACGAATCAATAGGAATGTATAAAATTTCATTTTGCATCTCTTTCAATACTTCAGCTTCTGCTTTCGCCATCTCTTTTGTAGTTTCTATTTGTTTCAACATATCTTGTTGATTTTGTATGAAATAAACCTGAGATACATTATTGGTTAAGTTGGCAAGTGTTGCAAACCCATTTCCAATACTTGAAAAATCAAGTGTATATATGGCAGCAGCTATAGCAACAATAGCCATTAATTCTGGAGGTAATACTTCACCAAATACTTTCATCCCTATTTGAAGCCCAACAGCTAAACCAACCAATTCCCATTGACCAGTAAAAGCTGCAATAGCTACTGTAACAACAAGCATTAAGAATTTAAAGAAACCAGTTTGATACCATTTAAACTTAACTGTTTCGCTTGTATTTCCCCATATCCTAAGCATATCCCTAAGAAATGTGTACATTTCAGGCATTGTAAAATCATTCATAATATCAACGGGAACCATTGCTACGTTTCTGCCTTGAGCCGTAAAGGTGTGCCCATCCATATTTATCATATAAGTTCCAGATGAATTATCTGCGTTATACTGATCGTAATATCTAATATTATAGTGAGGAGTATAGAATACAACCTCATTCCTATTTCCATTCGTACCATATACATTTTTAAAATAAGGAAGAAACGGACTATAATCGAACTCTACTGAGTAAGTGATTAAAGCCTTCTCTATTCTTGAATCGGCAAGAGACTCTTCAAGTGCCCCATTGCCTAATCCAAAATCATTCAACAAAACATCTTGATAAGCAGGTGTTTCTACAAATTGCCCATCATCTTTGATAGGGAAGATAAAGAAACGATATGTATATGCTTCTCCTATAATATCTGCCTTGTAATACAAGAATGGATCTTTTAACTGCCAGCCTGAACAATCGCTTGTATAGGCATATCTGCTGATGTTTAGTGTTCTGAAATCCTCTGGAATATTCACAATTATTTCAGTCGTTGTTTCCTGCCAGTTATCATCTAAGAGAACCATCGTGATAACCCATTTGCCAGTTAATTCTTCAGTTCCAATAATACCATCTTTGACGCTATACCACTCACCTGGATTTATTTCATAAGCATAAGTATCAGTAGCAATATCAATTGTATCTGGACTTGAATAACCAAAATAATCTTGCCATACTTTGAGACCATCTGTTGGACACTGATTGGCTGAAATAGCTTTTACTCTCATGCTAATAGTATCAATAAAAGTTCTTGAAAAAGATTGATCTACTGTATAGTTCTCTGATAAATACTTTTCTATTTTAAATGGATCTGATTTAATAGGAGTTCCATCTGCTTGTGCTGAAGAGTAATAAAAAAGAACTGTATTATCATATCCATACTTACTATTTATATGTGCATACATAGCTGCATCTGATACAACTGTAACAGCAGCTTTGTTCTTCACACCAACTCCAAGAGCCTCAAACAGCTCTGGAGAAAAGTATTTACGAGAAGCATTTATCATATCTTTAGTGAATGTAACTGGATCTATCTTTTTATATATACCATATAGCCTTACAAGCTCTTTTGAGTATAGGTTATCACCACTATCAAAAATAGCACTGGCTTGTAGATCAATGTAAGTTTCTTCTTTACCAGCACCCATATTATTCCTTTACATAGTATCCGAAATAATCATATATCTGATAATCTACAAATCCTATAATTCTATTTAATCTCTGAGCTTCTTCATACCATAAAGCAGTTTTGGTTATTATCGCTCCAGCTCTTCTCACTGTACGATTAGCAAGTTTCTTCAAAGTACGAATAAGAGATACATTATTCTGTACATTATTAGAGATGAAAAATATGATGTATCCATCTCTTTGAAGCATTACAGTAGCTATTGCAATTCCGTCTTCATAAACTACATAGTATTTAGCAAATCTATGTTTTGCTTTATTATAGCAATCAACTATATTATCACAACCAAACTCAATAGCTTCTGCAATATCTTGGTTGCGATATGTTATAGAATTAATTGCTGAATAAAACTCAACTCTATCTACTTCTTTGTACTCAGTCATGTTAACAAGGTTGCTCTAATACCTGCTCTTTCATATAGCAGTATAAATCAGATACTTCATCATTCTCTATGATAGATGGTTTCTCAGTAAGCAAACCAGATGAGAACATCATCGCCCATGTATTCATTTGAATATCAAGCATCTTACGTCTAAGGTCATCATCAAATCCTTCTCTTTGACGAGCATAAAGTTGTGTTTGCTCATCTTTCATTGGAGTATCCATTGATAATTGCAAACAAGTATTCATAAGAGCCTGATAAGTATCTGCATATTCAGTACCCTTAATTCTATTTTCTTGTAACTCTTTTTCAAGATCAGTTCTAACCAAACCAGTTAATGTTTTATAAGTAGAAACTACTTGTGCTAAATCATATGCCATATCTATATCCTTTTTTTATAATTATACTACCAAGAGATAACGATTCTTCCATCGCCACCAGAACCAACTGAAACATAATCAGTATTTGAATAAACTACACCTCCACTACCAGCAGATATGCCAGCATCTAAAGAAGCTGTATAAAACCCACCATCAGTTCCATTGCCAAAAGCAGATGCTTGACCTCCTCTACATTCAGCGTAATTTCCTGGTTCAACATAGTTCCCAGTAGAAATACCATTTGTAAAAGAACCGCTACATGGGGAATCAATAGTCTCACCATTCCCATGAAATGGAGTAGTTGTATCATCTTCTCGCCAAACTCCTCCGTTCCCACCATTCGCAATAATATCTCCAAAAGATGATTGTCCACCAGGGGATCCGTTCTCAGCAACACCAGTATATGATGGAGCTCCTTTTCCAACAACTATATCAACATTTCCATTAACAGAAACATTACTATTTTGTATAAATTCTCCAGCATATCCACCACCAGTAAATATATGAATATACGCATTTCCACGATATGTAGCACCACTTCCACCACCACCAGTAAGACAAACAGATACTTCAGAAACCCAAGCAGGAGCATTGAAAACAAACGATCCATTTCCGCCAGTTACAGTTTCAGGATTTGAACCACTAATTGAATCATAATCAATAGTAACATCTCCATGCTGAATAATATTACCACTATCAACATTAGAAATAACAATGCCTTCAGCATTGATTGATACAATACACAAATTATACATTACTCCAAGTTCAGCTCCGCTCCATTGATACCCAGTAGTAATATTTTCAGCTATTAAAGTTTGAGTATCATAGTCATATAGATCTGTTCTATCAGTAAGTGATCCAACAGTAAATGTACAAGTAATGAAGTTTTCAAGATTATTACTTGCTTCAAAATCAGTTATCGGCTCAGGAAGATTAGCGGTTCGTTGCCATACCAATACTCCATCATCAGAATCAGACCTCTTTAATACAACCTCTTGTGCAGTAGATAAATTGACATGAACATTATCTGCTTTGTCATCTATCAATGTTCCATTTACTTCAAGTTCTGTCATATTTATATCCTATGCAGGTAAAGTGATACTTAATCTTGTACCATCAAATTCCATGCTGCCATATTGTTTCCAATCAGCCCATGTGCTACCATTATCACCAGATCTTCTTGTACATAATACATTATCAGAATAGAATAATTGAGTTATCATATTATCTTTCTTTTGAACAAGCAAAGTACCATTAGCTGCTCCGAATAATGGAGTAGATATATTTTCAATAGTAGATAACTGATCTCCAGTTAACATATCGAAATCAGGGTCATCTATCTTGAACTTCTCTAAGAAATCAGTGTGGTCTCTTCCATCTAAAGTATCTGCATCCAATCCACTTCCATCGCCCATATTGCCTTCATGCCAAATACTGTAATCAGACCATCTTACTCCAGAATTGCGAATATGTAACATTTTAGCATCAGGATCTATTTTGAATAATGTTGATTCAAATACATCATTATCATTATATTTCTGCAAAAAGTATTCACCAAGTTCATTAACATATAATTTTACAACTGCATCAGTTCCATCAGTGTTCTTAAACATTACACCAGGACCAGCTTTCTCTATAAGTAAATCCCCTATGAGTTTACGACCTAGACGTTCAGTGCCATCATTATTATCAGGTAATGAAGTTCCGAGATAACTTAAACTTGTTCTTATGTTGATAGGAACATTAACAACTCTATCCCAGTTTACAAGGTCACGCTTTTTCATCCAAGGCTGATAAGGAATCGATGGATTATTTATATAAAGTATTTGATCGCCATTCTTGTACGGACTTATAGCTGGACCAAACGTAGGATATGGATCAATAACGTTATCACCATCAGGGTCATATATTGAATCACCTTGTACGATCCAATACATACCATTCTCATAAGGTAAAGGATTTCCAGGGTTATTTGGATCTTCTAAAGGAGTAGGAGCAGATGGCTCAACAGCAGGATCAGTTATACCACTAATATCCCATATTCCTTGAAATTTCAATCCCTCAGCAGATGATAAAGCCATAACAGAATAATGTAAAGCAGAATATTGAGATTGAGGCACTGGAGTAAAGGTTCCATCACCATTAGAAATATATTCATTTACTTCTTGAGCTACTGGGTTAGTAGCATATTCATCCGCAGACATACTTTCAGCTTCAGCCTCCCATGCCTCTAACTGAGCAGTTATAGCATTTTGTTCAGCATTTAAAATAGCATCTATAAGACCTGGAGTATTTACAATAGTGCTTATCTCAGTATCAATTGCTGATACATCTATAACAGCTTGTATATTATCAGAAACAGTAAGTAGTTCATCTTTCATTGATACTATCTCTTTAAGACCATATTCTATAAATATACTTTCAAATTGAGTAGGAAGACCGATTGTTTTCTTATCTATATATAATTTCAATCTATCAAATAATACATTTTGGTTTATGAGTGCCATTGAGTATCCTTTTTAAAATTATAACGTATAGATCCATACATAAAGATAGCATTCATTATGCTATCCTTTGAATATAAGCTAACGTATAGTAAGGAGGTAAATTTGCATCTGTTCCACTTACACCCTCAGTTGACGCATCTACAGTAATATTCGTAGTAGATAAATTTGTTTCTTCTACAGCATCGCCTAAAGAACCGTTCGTTGAGTCATTTGCAGACGTTTTTCTACCATGGCTGCTTTCATTTGTGTTGTATCCGTTGTTTTTCTGTAGATGCGAATGCCCTGTATCATTAACAGTCAGATTGTGAGTATGTGAAACTACTACAGCATCTCTGCTACCGCCAGCATCTCCCGTGTTTGAACCATCTCCACCTATGATGAATTGTCCTCTAAGGTCTGGAGTTCCGTTTGTTCCGTCACATAGAGCCCAGTTACTGTTCAGTGTAGTTACATCGCCACTAAACATAATGATACCACCGACTGGAGTAGCTATACTGTCCACATAATCTTTACGAGTTAAGTGTCCGGCAATAGTAGGTGCACTTGCATTAACTGTCACATTTCCAGTAGCACCTAAAGTAAAAGCTGTCTGTATATTACCACTATCATCATATCTACGAAGCTCGATTTCTCCATTACTGTTATCATAATAAAGTAGTCCTCTATTTACACTGTTCTCATCTTGTAGCCAGTATTGAGCATTATACCCAGAAGGAGCTCTTGAAATGAATTTTCCAGTTCTTGAAATTATGTCTTTAGAGCTTAGTTCTTGCAATACTAAATTTCCGTTCTTGTCTAACTCGAAGATTACATCATCATAATTAGCGAATTTCCACGATTTGAAATTACTACCAGTGCCGCCTATTCTCTGTAAGATACTCCAAGTTCCATCTCCGTTGTCCATTCTACGTAAGTCTACAACATCAGTTGAACCATCAAAAAGTGACTCAAATGTAATATCTGAAATAGAAGTTCCCTTTTTTCTGAACCTAATAGTTCCGTTAATATCTCCACCAGTGTTAGGGTAGGCATTCTGAACATTTGAAGGAATGTTAGTAATTGCAGCCCAATCGAAAGTCCAATCAACTCTATTCCAATCTCCCTCTACTGTGTCAGGTGTGGCCGGGTCATCACCACTCCAAATAAGCCAATCACCTACTGTAAGTTCAGGACAAGATGACATATCACCACTAACAGAAGTTACTATATATAGATAACCATTAACATCCTTATTTACATCACCTGTTGGTTGAGGGGTAGGTGGTAAACTACAATCTACTGAGTCCCAAGTCCCTTGAAATTTCAGACCTGCTGATACTTGACCTGCTTTTATCGAGTAGTGTAATGCGGAGTAGTCCATAGTATCATTGTATAAAATACTATCTGTTGATTCGTCATAGTAGTAAGATTTAACATGAGTATTCTCAGGCTCATTAGCATATGAATCAGATGTCATTGCTTCTGCTCTTGATGTCATCGCTTGAAAGTATGCGTCTTGTACAACATCAATATTATCTGATACAGTAATTACATCTTGTATATTTGCACCAACAGTATTAACATCAGCTATATCTGATGCTACTGTATTTACATTTTGAAGATCAGCAGCTACAAGCACAACACTTGCCATATCAGAAGCAACAGTATCAACATCATCAATATCATTAGCAACAGCAGATATTTCATTTGTGTATTGAGAAACTATTTCTACTTCCGAATCTACACTTGCTACTTTAGTAACTTCATTACTTATGATCGATACTTTTATAATATCACTTATATTATCTGCATTGGCAATAACAGAAGCAATATTATCCCCTACAAGTTTAATTTCATCAAGATAAATAGCTACATCTTTTAACTTGTAATCCTCAAACAGTTCTTGTAGTTCTAACGGGAGGTCATCTATTTTTTTATCAATATATAATTTCAAACTGTCAAACAGTTTATTTTGATTTATTAAAGCCATGTAGCAATCCTTTTAAAAGATTTTCTTGATATTACTTTTGTAGGAAAAAGATTTCTAAGTTCTTCTGTTTTAGCATAATATCTTCTGTAGTAAAAATTGCCAACTTGCACATCATTACCACTTTGAAAAGTATCATTAAAATAGTATTTACATCCCTCTATAACAGAAGGCATGATATAATGAACATCTTCAGGTAAAAGCTCATTTGGATGCGGAATAACTTGTGCAACAAAAGCCATGTTTACACCATCTTTCTCTTTTAACCAATCAATATCATTCGCATAATATATTGAAGTTCCATGATAATCGAACTTATCAGAGATACAGTACCCTTTATCATCAAATATATCAAGAACACTCACAAGCATACTTTGAGCATCTTCTTCAACGAATACTTCCTTATCAACATTTGGATCAGGCAAGTCAACTGGATTCATAATAAAATCAAGAATATCCTCATCAGATATATCGCCTATAGTTACAGTTTGAAGTTCTACTTCAACTCTTTCGTTTATTCTAAGTAGATCTCTGAAATCATAAAGTGTTTTATCGGCATGAATAGTAAATCCTACTATTTTCTTGAAAACACTTGTATATTGTGCAATATCACTGATGACTTGCATTATTATATTATCTATATCTTCATCAGTACTATTAATACCTCTAATGTGAAATTTAACCTTTTCTCTTATATCATCTAAGACTGCCATTATTGAACCTCCAGCTCTTGATAAGATACAGTACCACCACACTCAAAGTGATTACTATTGCAATCACATTCACAAGCAGGCTCATGCACTACGGTAGTACAGCCTGCTATGATAATACTAATCAAAACTACGCTTAGTAAGCTTTTCAAAGTACACCTCATTTTCTTGTTTGTTGTATAAACAAAACAACACTTTACCGTCAACATCCTTAACTAAAAACTTGATAGTTTTAGGTGGAGTATCTGAACCATACACAGCTTGAAATAGCTGTTTAAACTTTGCCTTACTAGGTGCATTACCTAAACTTTGATTGTAGTTATACAGAGGCGTAAAGTCCTCTGTTTCTGCTAATTGTCCTATTTCCATATCGGTTCTCCTTTATTTAATTTAACTTTAACAATCATTTTGCTAACATACTGAAATACTTTATTAAAGGATAACAAATGATTGATATTAGTGAACTCGGTCTTAAAAAACTCGAGAAACAAAAACCTATAAGCCATACCCCTGAATACAAGGCTTGGACTAAGATGAAAGAAAGATGTCTTAATCCTTCTTGCAAAGAATATCCAAACTATGGAGGCAGAGGCATTGCTATTTGCGATGATTGGATTAATAACCCTCATAAATTTATTAAAGATATGGGAGAAAAACCCGAACCAAAACGTAATTATAGCCTTGAACGAATAGATAACGAAAAAGGCTACTGTAAAGATAACTGTAAGTGGGCTGATAAAAAAGAACAAGCCAGAAATAGAAGAAGCAATGTTTGGATTGAGTACAAAGGTACCAAAATGTTGATCTCCGATTGGGCTGATGCTCTTGGTATTAAAAGACTTACACTTTCTGCCAGACTTAAAAAAGGATGGTCTGTTGAAAAGGCTTTTACCACTCCAGTTAAGGCTTAAATCCATAAGTCTTCTCCATGATATTGGAGTCGGCTTCCGTGATAAGTGATATAGTCACGTGTTCTTCGTTTTAAACTAATGTACTCATAGTCAGCCTCGTATGTATCATCTCCATCTGCACCAACGTGTATCTCAGCTATAGCTCCACTGAATGGATTAGATTGATGAACTCCATCGCCTATTGTAGGAGTTGATACCCAAGTTCCATTAGGTCGTCTAAAGCTAATTTTACCGTTACCTACTTGATTACGAAACTTAACTTCAATTACCCAATCAGCAGCCTCAAACGTTTGATTATGTGGAACTAAAGAACCAAAGTTGCTATTAGTTTTCAAGTGTAAACTACCATCTCCATTATCTGTAATAGTGGCTGGATAAGCACTATCAAAACCCCAATACCAAGCTCCACAATCAAACGACCAGTTATCTAAGAACTCCCCATCAGGTTTATCACATTTAACACTAGGTTTAACTATTTTATCCCACACTTTAGCTACTCTACGTAACTTAATAGCCCCAGCTCCAAGTCTTGATGTATCATCCAAAACTATAACTGCATCAGGATAAGCGTCAGGTGTAGGTTGCTCAACACCATTTATGTATAGCTTACGTGTAGTGCCATCATCAGTATAGAGGTAATCTCCTTTATCGCCCCAATCTTGAAATGACCAAGGAGGTGTAGGAGTATCACATAAGATTACATCATATTGACTAGGGTCAAAACCCATATTAGTTTCTTTTTGCATATTAGTATCAAAAGGTAACTTTTGTAAACCTCTACCTATACCCCATTGATAGTATGTGTCATCAAAGTTAGCTATAGTGTAATCTAAACCATCTGCATAGTTCTTTTGGGTAGCACTATTCATATTTAGAGGCATATTAACAAATACATCATCAATAGTAAAACTCAAGTTCTCATCAGTATAACTATCTTCTGCATTACAGTGTCTAAAGGTAGCTTCTGGATTGAAATACATATAGTCTCTCTCACTACTATCAACAGCATAATTTAAAACTATAACATTACCTAAACCACTAACGGCATAAGAAGCGTCTCCTCTAGCTTGAGCTATACTTACTTGATTACCAGTAAAAACTCCAGAAGTAGAATGATTAGCTACTATTCTATTATCAAGATAAGCCTGAAAACCATACTGAGTCATAATTACCTGCACAAAATACTCTTTACCATCCTCAAGAGTAGCTATGTCTTTATTGCCTCCATCCACATAAACACGTAAAGTTAATCCATTTAACCACACAATTCTAGAAGAAGTTTCCAAAAGATATTGGTCACCATAATTTGCAGCTTTTAGAAAGAATGAAAATGTTAATCCTTTAGTAAAAACATCCTTAGTATCTGCAACTAAACCACCAGTTCCATTAAACTGTAAAAATGAGCCAGTTTTAGCTGAAATAGATCCATCGAATAGTAAACTTGGAATATCGTTGTTAATTCTATTACCTACAAAATCATCAGATAAAGCATTAAAATCATCAGGAGTGTATAAAGTTCCATTGACTTTAAATGGCGTTGTATTTCCATTATCATTAAAATAGCTGATATTACTTACTTTGTTGTTATGGGTTTCATCATAGTCAATAAATGTAACAGCCACAGGACAATTATATATAATATTATCGTACAACTCACAATCGTGAATGTGGTCGTTTTCAGTTAGTGCATCATCAATCATTATTGCCCCACTTGCACAATCCATAAAAATATTACTAAACAATTTATTCCTATAAACCATACCAGCATACTGTTCTAATGAGATACCTTGAGATACGTTAGTTTTAAACTTACTATCCCTAACTTTATGCACTATATTTCTAGCAAAGATATTGTCGTGCCCATTAAACTGATTACGTACAGCTATGTCAGTAATTAAACTATCTGTAAAACTACAATGATGTGTTTCACTATCAAAAGCTATCCTACCACCATACCAAACATTTGGAGCAGTACAATACATATTTCTAAAATGTGTATTTTCAATAGGGTTATCTATATTACCTACGGCGTTAATAGATGCGTGACACCAGTTTTTAATATATCCACGTTCAAAAGTACAGCCTCTAGTGTAAGGCTGAGGATTAACCCCATCAACTGGACCTCTAACGCTTGAACCTGCGTGTGTTCCACCTAAACTACTATCCAGCTCAAATTCAGCATCACAAACAAAGTTAGTAAAACTAGAATTAGAAACCCATCTAGTGTACATACCTTTAACAGCACGTCTACCCATTTGAAAATTTCTTGATGTCATACTATCTATTTCATTAAAATAAACACCCTGCGAAGCGGAGCCTCTAGCATCTATATCTTGAAAAACAGTATTGCTAGTTTGATAAAAATATACAGAGAAAGAAACAGTTGCAAATTTGTACTCTTTCCCAGTAGGGTCGCCAAATACAGTTAACCTACATAAAGAGGTAGGCTCATCTATGATTTCAGAGAACCATCTAAAATAATCTCCCAAAGGTTCAAGTGTTAAATCAGTAGATGGTAATATCTCAACATCATTTTCCCATAATCGCTTACAGTTATACCCAGTGTATTCTCCGCTCCAAGTTCCGTCACCATTATCTACCCAAGTAGCTATATGGTCTGTACGTAATCCAGAGATTATAGGCTGAGGTAAACTTTCATCTCCGTAACACCCAAAATAAGCTGTATAAGTGTCATCACTAAAAAATGTACTTCCAGATAATTCAATAATCTCGTTCCAAATATCTCCACGTCTTAGTAAGATACTATCTCCTGCATTTTGAAGCTTTAGTTTCGCAGCAGCCAGAGTTGCTAATGCAGTATCTTCAGTTAATCCGTCATTTGTATCATTACCATCATTAGAAACATAGTAAATAGTACCTATATTATCTAAAGGAGAGTTAATGTATTTACTATTAATGATAGATAGTTTAAGAGCTTCAAACCATAAGAACCTAGCTTCCAAAGAACGAATAGATACTTTCTTGTTAACTACGTAACTTTTACCGTTAATGCTACGGAAAACATTACCCTCAACTTCTATGAAAGGTCTTTCAAATGCTGAGGGAGCACCTAGACCGGTTCTCCCCATACTTAATCCAAAGTTTAACATTTAAACTCCTTTATTTACGACAAGAGCTAGGTTTTTTCCTAGGTCCAGGACTTGATCCATCACGAGGTTTTCTTCTTCTTGTTGCCATAGTGAACTCCTTAACTTATAATACAAGAAGCATCAACATCAATAGATTGAATATTATCACCTATAACGTAATCAATACCAGCAGGAGCAGGAACAGTAACAGCTACAGAACCATTCCTATTTAATACTACATTTCCATCTTCAAGCATATGAATAATGCTTCCACTTTTGATCTCATAACCAGTAACACCGCTAGTAAATACATTTGTTCCTAAGTGTAGTGGAAAAGCTTGTATGTTTCCACTTCCATTTCGAATTAAACCCAAAATAAACTCCTTTTGTTATTTTATATTAGTCTCTTCCATGATTTTCATGAAAGCCATATAATACTTCAGCATTTTTGCGAGCATTTACAGCATCGCTAAAATTTTCAAAGCAACCTAAATATACATCAGTATAATCAACTCCAATAGTAGCAATCCATCTCTTATTTGATTCTTGCCATTTAACACCACAAACACCACTTGAATTATTGCAAGGTCGTTTTGCATTTTTAGAATTTTCTTGTTTTGTAACAACTCTTAAATTTGAAATCCGATTATCATCACGAACACCGTTGATATGATCTATAAAACCATCAGGTTCTTCGCCATATTGAAACAGCCAAGCAAGCCTATGTGCTTGAAACTGTTTATTACCAATACAAATTCTTATATATCCACTATGATGTCTATTGCCGACAACCTTGCCATTTTTCTTTTTGATAAACAATCCAGTTTTTGGATTGTAATCAAATGTAGCAAGGATTTTATTTCTTATCGTTTCGTCCATTCATTCATTCCTTCATTCGTTTATATGAAAGTATTATATCAAAATAAATATGAATTTTTTGATTGTTTAAGTCTATGATTATTCTGTATCGCATTACCAACTGGATTCTGAACAAGCACTCTAATAAGCGTAAGCTGTGCTATAGAATCAATAAGGTCATCATGTTTTGCCAAGATTTTCTCGTTTGTTATCAGCTGCATTTCATTGAAAAGTTCTGCAACATAATTTTCCATATAATCTTCAGGAACAAAAAACTTGCCCATGTTTACAATAGGCTGTAACCCTTTAAGAACAGTTAACTTACTATTCTTATGCTGAGGACGAGTAACCATATTGATAGAGAAATAAATATTTCTCAAAAGCATCTCTCGTTCCAAGAATGTTTTCATAGCAGTTTGAAAAGCAACTTTTTCTATCACGACCTCATAAGGACGATACATTACTACATACTCAAATATTTTCTCCATTGTCTCATCAGGTTTAATTCTTCCGAAAAACCCATCTACAAGCATCCAATCATTATTATCGTTTATACCAATGATAGTGATAACCGTATAATCTGCTGTATCCTTTTGAGATATGGCAAGATCCACAGTGATATAGAATGTCATATTTCCTTTTGATTTAGCTACATCTTCTGTTCTATATTTCCTTATCTTAGATACATCATAAAGTAGATTTTCTTTAGGAGCGATCTGTAACATAAACTCTTGCCAAAATGCAGTTGTTTTTCTTTGACTTGCATATAGACCATACATCGTTTGTAGATATTTTAATGTAAAACGATCAGACCAAGCACTGATTATTTCTTCATCTGATTCGCCCTTTATCATTGCCTCTGTCAAGTGTTCAGCAGCAGGTAGTTGTATGAACTTAAATTCATACTGTTTAAAAAACTCATCATCACCAGCACCCTCAAGTAGGTTAAGCAGCAAGGCATCTTGATGTATCGGTGTTCCAATAAAATCTATTTCAAAATTATTCGGATTAACTGCTGGGATAACTGCATTAAAGAACCAATTCGCTAATTTTTCACGGTTCTCTTTACTCTCAACATTTTCATCATTCTCAATATCATCAAGCAAGATAATATTAGGACGCTTACCACCAATTCTTGTACCCCTCATCTTTTGACCTGCACCTCTTCCTTTGAAATAAATAGTACGCTTTAGGTCTTTGTTGTAGATATACAAAGTTGGATCATCTCCTAATCGAGATTTTCTTATTTCTAAATGCTTCTTAAGTTCTTGATTATCTTCAAGTATCATTATCATCTGCTCGAAGTTGGCAGCTACTTGTGTGACTGTATCCATGATATATAAAACATATTCAACTTTACCAAAGTAAGGTTTTCTTCCAAGAAATGCTAAATATAATAAATGATAGATACCAATAAGAGTAGATTTTGCAAGACCACGACTACACTCAAATCCTTTAAATGGATATTTTCTAAATAGGTGATCTATTAATTGAAAATGAGATTCAGCACTCTTATTCTCTTCATCAAAATAAGTGTTTAACCAGATAAAGAACTTAATCGTTTCCTTATCAGGAAAATAATCCTTATTATATGGCATTCTAGAAACGATCATAATTAACCTTTAATATTTCAGTAGCTGCTGTCATAAAGTGAACACGGTGATCGAATACATAAGCAAGTTCATTCACGAGCCAATTTCTAAGCTCGTCATTTGCTTCATATCCTTCTGGAATATTAAACCATTTTATCCCAATAGGTCTTCCGCTGTCATTTCTAAAACCACGAACATTTTTACCAACTGGATACACTATTGTACTACCATCAGGGAAGTATAGTTCAATCAGCGGTTTATTCTTGTCCTCATAAGCTACAAGTTTTTTAGCATTGTTCAGAACTAATCTTTTACTCATCATCAGTTCCTTTGCCTAAGTCTTTACCACTTTGCAACATATCGATGATCTCACCAGCGGTTGCATGATTAACTGCTTGAGCAATAGTGTTCATTCTATCCTCAACGGATACTATACTTACATCATTGTTAGTAACATTGAAATTCACTTCAAGACCTTTAGCATTCTCAGGCTTGCGAGTCTCCTCAAGAAACAGTTTCATAAACTGCGGCTTATCTCTATCTGCAACATGAGGGGATGTAGCCTTCTCAAAAGCTTCATCCAATACTTTCATTCTCTCAACTGCATAATTCACATATAGGTTTAACTGCAATAGTTGATATACTTTTAAATACAACTGCGAATTCTCAAGTCTCTTTGCTTTTATATCAATAGCACTACGACTTATCTTCTCACCAGCCTTAGCTGCTATGAATTGCTTATCATACTTCTTGGCTCCACCTTTCAGTTCCTCTCCAGTTGATATACATCTTTCTGGAAAAGCTGCTTCAAAAGCCAAAGGACGACTTAATCTTTCAATATGTCTCTTTCTGATATATATCATGATACCTATCAATCTGCCATACTGATCTGGCTTGATCTCGGTCTCAGTTGCTAATCTTGCTAAATCTTCTGGTGAATAATCTTGTATAGTTTCAATACCATCAGCACTAAACTGCTTCATAGCATCTGCTGCTATTTCCATTCTGTCTTGCGGTGTCATATATCCTCCTGAGTGTTGTTTTCAGTAGGCATTATATCATAAGTAGTGCCAAAGGGAAAAACCCAGGAAGATTTTAAAAAACCTTTGACATGAGAATTATATCATAAACAATATGTAAATTCATTGATTAAATTTTAATCAGTTAACTGCCTATATTTTAATCAATACCATCTTGAAACATAGTAATCATGGGATCTGTGAGAGATTTATTAAAAAAAAACAAAACTTGACAAATATTAAATTCGTGGATACCATAAGGTATCTCATAATAGTAATTAGAAGGAATCAGAATGTCAGAACAAGATATGATTGACTCATGGCTTAAAAACAATACAATAAAACAGTGTGACAATTATAACGAGGACGAAATATGCAAGAGAGATCGTCTCAAGACAATTCTCGATGGCAAGATAATCGGGAGAACGAAAACTGCTGCTCAAAGGGAATACGAACTCAACGGTTTAAAAAAGACATTAAAACTGCGGGTGCTTAGTTAGAATGGCAATTCGCTATCATCTATAACATCCAGAACAAACCTGCACCAGTTCCACTCTTCAATACTACAACTTTTTCTACCCCTCAACCATATCAAAACTGCGGATGGATCAATATCACCAATAATCGTATCAATCTCAAACACCATGAATAAACCTCACTTATTACAACAGATAAATGCCATTTTACCAAAAACCTTATAAGAAATTTTCATTAAAAAAATATAATAAAAAGCATAAT